CTCCATTAAGTCATAGGACTTTGGTGAAAAGTTTTCAATTTCTGTTAGCTTGTCATCCTCTACTATTTCTAGTATCTTGTTGTAATCTCCAGTGTATCTGTAATATCTAGAGATACCCTCCCCATCTATCCCTTCTAATATAATATCAAATATATATTTCTTCATTGACTGCCTCCTTTTTTTGTTGGTTCATTGGAACTTGTAACTTCCCTTACAAAGACTGACCTGTCAACTAGTCCAGCCTTAGTATCTAAGTAAAGATACTCTACTATGTTAAAGTAAAGTTCTTCTGATAACTCACCGTAATGGTCATTAAATCTCTCTTCAAATTCTTCTCTGCTATGATCAGAGTATTCATTCCTCCATAAAGAATCTTTAATTATCTCCTGAATAAGATAGTAAAGCTCTCTACCTACTTTTGTGTTCTCTGTCATTCATCCCTCCCTTTATATAGTATGTCACCAGCATCTAACTTAGCTGATGCCTCCTCTCTCTCTATAAAGTCAGCATCTTCAGGACTAGTTTCAGGTATAGATCTTTTCTTGGAGTACAATTTTTCTATACCAGTACCAAATGCCTGATAGTGTCTATTACTCAATCCTGATAGCAGTTCTCTTTTAAATTTAAGTTCTTCTTTAGTCATACTATTGTCTCCTTTCTTTTATAGGAATCTATTGGATATCAAACCACCAACCTAAAGACTTTGATAGATCTTGACACTCCTGCTGTCTTAAAAATCCTAGTTTCCAGCTCTGACATTTAGATCCTAGTACAGTACACATTCTTTTCTCTGATCTAATGAGTTTGCCTAGTGCCTCAAGCTCACCCATTCTTCTATGTACCTGATTGTATATAGTACTGTAGTTAAGAGAAGGGAAGTTGCTAATCTTGTTAGCTTTAATAAAGTGAACCAACTCCATACAGGTAGCATCTAAGTCAGGCTTAATAGCGAAACATTTTAAGACTCCCTGCTGGTGGAGTTCCTTATTATTAAAGTTCAGCTCAGCTTGTCTTGATGTTGAAGGGTCAGTCCATCTAGTTCTTCTTGCTATAGTCATAGGTTTTCTCCTTTGAGAAGATACTCCTTTATTTCGATGGGTGGGTAAGTGTCATATACCATTTCACCTGTCTCTTTAACTAAGGTACATTGCCTGAGTATAATGGAGCCAGCACATCCTTTCCCTATAGCTAGTCCAAAGGACGTTTCTTCTGGCTTAAGATCTACAAAGGCTGTATATACTATGTCTCCATTCTCTTTCCTATTTATTTCTAAAACTCTTGTTATAAATGGGTGGGAATTAGAGGCTGAAGTACCTATGTGTATAGTATCTGTACTCCTGTCTTTAACTCCACTGGACTTGGATCTAGGCATACTATAGGTATCATTATAATTGGAAATCCACATTGGATAAGATTTACTCATAATAGTTATCTCCTTTTGGTTGGTTATGTTAGTTCTTCTTCCCAAAAAATATCTCTTAAAGCATATGCTTTATCTGAAAGTTTAATTATTTCTCTCCCTACCCTAGCTAATAGTCTTTCAGTTCTAGATAATTCTTTTTTAGTTCTAGCTAATTCTTCTTTCAAGTTGAAAATTTCTTTTGACTGTCTAAGTATGACTGCATGATCCAAGTCATAAATGATTGGTGTTTTCTTCATTATAGTTATCTCCTTTCTTGTTGGTATTATACTACAGTCAAGCTACAGTAGCAAGTCTATTGTTTAGACAGCTCCCACCGTTTCTGTATCCTATCTTGTTTTTTATTGAAGGCTATGAACTCTAGTTTAGTTACTTCTATAGCTCTTTCTAAATTAAAGAAGCCGTTCGTACAGCCCCATGCTATAGCTTTCAGATTGCTATCGTGTTCATCGTTAACCTTTGTAGATTCTAGCCTTCTCTTTTTTTCAAAAGCTGGTTCTAATATAAACATAGTGTCTCCTCCTATAGTGATGTCCAATCCATGTACCTATAGTGGTCACGGATATCTGTAGATATAATATAACCTTCTTGGTGCAACTCTCGTTCTATATTACCTAGAAACTTACACTTCCCGTATAGATTCGGGAATTTAATAAGCCCTCCTCCTGTTAATATAAGGCTCGTCTTGTAAATAAGAAATTTAATTTTCAGCATGGTGTCTCCTCTCTCTCTCTGTCTGGTGTTCTTTTTATCCCTCACCCTTCGGGTTCGGGATAAAAATAACACACAGACAAGAGAGATTTTCGGTTCGGTTATCGGTTCAAATGTACAATCACAACTAATACTTTTATTACTAACAACCAGACTACTAACCAGTCTATAGTTTTCATTAGCTCCTCCGTTGTGCTGTTATAGCTAACTCTATAGCTTCAACGCCTTCATAATCAGAACTATCCTGCTGTTCATTAGCCCAATCAGCTAAAAAGTTTATAGACTCTACTGTTGTTGTGCTGTTGAATCTGAGATCAATGCTCAAGAAGTTATACATAATAGT